GGATCAGGTTCAACATTTGCCGAAATAGGTATATCCTGTAAGTCGTAAAAGTGAGTGGTCGGAGCATCGAACTTGCATATGAACTTCATTATCCCAATGTTTCGTCCTTTAGCAACATCTATCATTGCTGTCCCTTTCGTTTCTACATTGGAAAACTCTCCCGGGTATGGTTTGCCTTTCACCTCTGGACGATAAATCAACATAACCACATCTGCGGCTTCTGCTATCTGCCCGCTATCTCTCAACCGGGCTATAGAGGGAACTGGATTATCTTTGTCTCTATTGAGTTGTGATAATGCGATAATCCAAATGTCAAGCTCTTTAGCAAGATTCTTCAGTCGCCGTGCCACATCTCCCATCTGTTGCTCCTTGTTGGCTCCCTTCATGTTTACATTGAGGATTTGTAAGTAGTCAACAGCTGCACCGTCTATATCATATCTCCGTTTCATGTACCGGATAGAGTTTATTATGCTGTCTATATTGCTGGTACTGTTGTCGTCGAAATATATTGGAAGATGAAGTAGTCTAGCCAATCCTTTATCAAAGCTTTCTAACTGGGAGCTTGTTAATTGAGAGTACATGATTTGATTTGCCGGAACTCCGCTTTCGATAGAAGCCAAACGGGACGCAATTTGCTCTTTTCTCATTTCCATTGAATAGATTATGCTCTTTGTGCCTGAAAGTGCCGCAAACCGCAAAATAGACATTAACAGTGACGTTTTACCCATACTTTGCTCTGCCGCAATGATTATCAAATCGGATTTTTGCAATCCTCCTGACCTTCTATCAAACTGATCGAATCCGGTAGGCGTTCCGGTTAATGCTGTCTGGCCGGAAAGATTACGGTTCACTTGTTGGTGTACTCCCGTCAAACCATCCTTTAACGTGTATATGTTGTCCGAAGATTGCCGGAACATACCGGATAAAGATTCGACGGCTTTTGTCTGCACCTGTTCAATATCTTCCTCTTCCGATGCGGAATGTTTCAGTAGATACAAACCTATTTCCCTGAATTTGCGGTGTACACTCAAATCAAACAAGCGGTTTACGTATTGATTGAAATCAAGCGTCATACCATCCAGGCGTTTTAATAATTCGGCCACATTGAAAGATATTCCCATTTTATCAAGACACCCTTTTATTGCGATTGGTTCGGGATGATCTCCACGGGATATAATTGCAAGAATAGCCCGGAATATGTTGCGGTTAAATTCGTCATAGAAACAATCTTCCGTCAGATTCTCCGGGATCTCCCCGTTGGATAATACAGGAGTAGTTAATGTGCCTAGCACTGCCTTCTCACATTCCAAATCATGCAGCGGGCATATATTGTCTATCAAAATTTTCTCTGTCTTTGCCATGATTGTAACAGTTTAAAATTATCGTTCTCCGAATTTCTTCTTCAATTCGTCTAATGTGCTACGATATACATTAGTCCGTTTCTTTGGAAAGTCTTTCCAGTTGTTCAGGCTTTCAAGAACATCGCTAATTTCTTTCTTGGTGTATTTGGCAAGAAGCTTTTGATATTCTGGCTCTGTCATTTGTGTTTTTACCTTCAATACGAAAGGGCAGTGATCATCTAGCCATTGATTGAACTTTATAAATTCTTCGGATGGAGATGATAAAGAAAGCTCGTCTTTCTTTGATACGATAGTATTTTCTTTATTAATATCCTTATTCTTATCCTTATTTACATTCTTATCCTTATTAGCTTGTACTTCGGTTGTACTTTGGTTGTACTTTGGTTGTACTTCGGTTGTACTTTTTGAAAAGCGGTTGTTTTTATTCCCTTTGGGAGCACCACCTTTACAACCATTTTCCCAGCGTTGTATATTAGCGTCAAGAAAAGGACGTATTAACGAAAATAAGGCTTTGGGAAATCCGGTTAACTCAGGCTCTTTCATGTCGAGACTGTAATCTGTTATCGCTTCATACATAATCAACTTATCAGCGTCCGATAAATCGCTCATGCTCTCTTTGAAACTGCGATAGAAAATAAACGTGTCTCTTTGTTTTTCACTTTCCATACGCATCCTCCTAATCAATGAACATTTGCCGTTTATCCGACTCTAACCAATATAGTTTCCTATTATCGTCAAGACGAACGTCTTTAATATTCCAGCCTTCATTATTTCGAAGGGTAGAGATTACACGTCTGGCATCATTTGAATTTGTTTCAGCGTTAATATCTTTAGCTGTTACTTTCCGGCCAGACAAGAAAATAGCTCTTACTTGTTGGATTATTGGGGATGATTTGCTATCTTTGTTGCCGGATCTACATCGGAGATTGGCAGTCGTGGAGGCTGCCTTTTTCTTTTCTTCCATAGTCATGCCCTTTCTTATTTATTGAGAATTGCATCAATTTCAGACTTTTTGTAGAATCTCTTTCCACCAACTTCTGCCGGTATTAAATACCCTGTTTTCGCCCATCTCCATAAAGTTGAACGGTCTACATGAAGTAATGATTTCACTTCATCAGGTGTCAAATAAGTCTCTTTTTGCTTTGCTGAAATAGAAGTTTCTAGCTCTTCTTTAGTAGAACGAATCAGATGATTCGCAAATTGTACTAAATCATTTGCGCCAACTGTTATAGATACATTGGCTCCGCTTTGAATAATTTCTTGAATACTCATAACTATTGCTCTTTCAATTCGTCTTTCCCCAATAGGTAGCTACTGCTATTGGTTGTTTGACGAAAGCAAAGTTAGTGTTGTGGCGTTGTGGTAAAGGTGAGGTAATTTAAAGAATTTACTAAAAAAATCCCGCCAATATTACTAAATATCAACGGGTTACATACTTTAACATTAATTCTGTTGTGGTTCGATTGTGGTCTAAGTCACCGAATAGCAAATATAATATCATCTGCCCAAGATTTTACATTTGCCCCACTACATTTTGAGGGTGTCAAATTTATGCTATTTGCTGCCTTTTTATACCACTCTTCAGGGGTTACATAATCTTTAATTATACTAATAACGAATGAGGTCTTTGCTTTTTTCGTTTCCTTTTCATTATATATATTAGAAAAATCTGCCGTAGAAACAGCCTTTATAAACTCATCAAAACCTATTTTAAAGGCGTCCCCATTACAGAAACCATATATTTGTGTTAATTTATCAATGTTATATTGATAATTAGATGGCTCATGTAGCGATTCTCCTACCTTGCCATTTGTTTTAACAAAGCGTTTGTCTCTAAAATTCTTATATTTAAAAAAATCAGGATCGCAATCACTCTTTTTTTGCAAATAATCCACAATATCAATATTGAAATCGGCAAAAGTTTCTATCATAACATTCATAAATGAGATTACACTATTTTCTGCAAATGTTATATCATATCCTTTTTCATCAATCATTGCTAGGTTGTCGATTGTATTGAATAATTTTGAATCAAATTCTTTTGCAAACATACTAGCATAAAGAATACGATCATTAGCAGCTAAAGAAAATAATTTATTACGAAGTAATTCTACGCATTGAAACTCTACATCTAATGATACATCAGGAACCATGTGCCCTAAAGGGGTCTGCTCTTCTTCCCAAAGCTTCATCAGTCCTTCAGGTATTTCATCAGGGCTAATTAAATCCGTAAAGTTATTTATTGCTTCTTGAATTGCTTCCTGTGAAATTTCTTTGCTATCACGCACCTTGCTTAAAATAGAACTAATATCTTCTCTTTTGAGAATTTTATCAAGAAATTCCGGTAATTCACATTTTCCCCTTTTAGTATATCCTATCAATATATTATCAATAGCCTCGAAAAACACTGTTAGTACTTCCATTTTTACATCATTTTATAAGTTTTCATGTCTATTATTTAAATCTCATTAAACGTTATAACCCTCACATCCAAAAGCTGCACACATTAGAATAAAACGCTCTTTTAACCCCATATTGGTGTATCGGTTTACTGCACTACTATTTTTCGCATGAAGGCCGGCAGCATATTTATCAATTTGTACTTTATTCATCAAATCCACATGAGTTTTTCGAGCTAATTTGCTGCTTGCTATTTCATAAATTGGCTTATACTCGTTTGTACTCAATGATGTATTAAATATTGCAATTTTACGCTCTATCCCATAATATTCCAACAATTTCTTTATTTGATAATTATACCCTGTCTCTCCATTTCCATCCGGATAAAACGGTAATAATGCATTTTTTGAAAGTTCCCCTTTGTACTTCATTATGATGTCATAAGCTATCCGAATTATAGGTGTTCTTATTTCGGTTCGTATAAGCCCATCCCTATGTGTTTTTTGAGGTAAATAATGAATGTAGGGTATTCCTTCTTCAATTCCGATGTTATCAAAAGTGAAACGTCTAAAATCTCCGACACGACAACCAAAGCAACATTGCACAATAAATAGATCTTTCACTCGCTGCAATGAATCTGGACAGTCCTTTACTAAAATGGTATTAAATTCCGTTTTTGTAAGAAATATCGGTTCATCATATTGTTGCTTCATAATAGCCTCCTTTTCCTTTCCTATTTTTCGGAAGGGTGAAACAGGGATAATATCATTTCGTTCTAATTCAACCATAAAAGCCTGAATTAATAAAAGCTTCTCGGCTATGGTATTTTGACTTCTTTCCTTTGAAGGTCTGTTTCTATTGTTCATATCAATATACAGACCGGGATATTTATCAACCAAAGTATGTTCAATACGCAGGAACTCACGAAATTTGAGGATCATATCTTTATTAAATACTTCTACCGGTTCTCCATCAATACCATTAATAATGAAAAACCGGTTTAGTTCCCGTATTACTACATCATAGTGTTTCTTTCTGCCTAGACCTATAACGCCAGTATCTAACCAACCATTTACATAACGTTGGAACATCTCGCATAATGATTCTTTTTGATCTGCTACATCATATTTTTCAGGATGGAGATGTTCATCTATTAACTTCTCAAGCTTATCACTTGTCAAAGACTTATCTCCACCATACAGAGATAAAATCAGCTTCTTCCTTTCGTTTATAGACGCATTGAATAATGTTCTTTCCTCCAGTTTCACCAAGCTTTTGGCTTTATACTGCTCGTTCTTAGCATCCCAAAGTGTAGGAAGCACCATAAATTCGGATTTATGGAATAACTGAACATCTCTTCCGTCAGATAAACGAAATCTAACATTAACCTCTTTATCTTTCCGCCCAGTTCGAATAAATGCTTTTACAGTAGTCATATCTCATCAATTATTGGTTGTGCAAATATACTAATATTGCACAACATATTTGCAAAATTGTACAACGAAATAAAATGTCATGCAACACATATTTTAATAAAATCACTGATTATCAAATATTTTAAGTTATACAATTATTTATGAGATTTCAAAAATCGAATCGCTTCGGAATCACTTTGAGAACTGATTATAAAAAAGTTATAATCAGTTCTTTTTTTCTATAAAAAGTCGAAAGGCTATAAAAAATCGTTCATTTCCCACCCAAAAGTCAAATGTGTAGAAAATGTGTGGAATTTGGCGATACTAAAATAAGCTAACCTCACCTACTTCTCCTGTTAGTTCATCAATTCCAAAAGCCGCTTTGGGGCTTGCATTGTATTCTGCAGATTTTTTAATCAAGTCTCTGGATCAATGTAAAAACCTGAGGGATTTTCATTTTATGCATATAACTTAGTAAGTCTGTATAAAAAAAATGCCTTATCTCTGACTCC